TCAGGAAAGGGATGCAAGCTCGAGGGGCTGCGATTGGTCGAACGTGCCGATCTGCCGGACCCACAGCGGCCCCGCGCCATGCGCAGTGACCAGCGCTACGCGTTCGCTTGCGGTGAGGCGCAGGGAGGGCTGTGCCGACGGCCAGGTGGCAAAGGGCGCCTCGACCGGGCCGTAGCCCACCAGATAGGCCTCACGTTCCTCGATCAGCGGCACCTCGACCCCATCGGGCCAGCGCCACTGCCCGCGCGCTCGGCGGATCCAGCTATACACCACAGCCCCATCCGCCTCGCCGCGCGCTCGGGGGTGCACCGGGCACGGCGGGCGGCGCGAGATGCCCGGGTTGGCGAGGTCGGCAAGAACCGGCTCGGGGTCGTTGGTGCCCAGTGCCGCGATGCGCGTGCCGGCGAGGGAGGGGATAAGCAGCGGGTCGAGCGGGACGAGTGTGTCGTCGATCAGGACCACATTGGTATCGGCCGGATGTCCGGCGAGCGCAGCCGGTTCGGTCCCCGCCCGCCCGCGCAACAGGCCCACAAGCCGCCAGCACCCCGTGTCGAGCGGCTCTGCACGCAGAAACTGGATGAGTTCGCCGCCGATCAGCATCCGGTTGGCCCCTGCGGCAAGCCCAGCCATGTCGGTGTCGGTTAGGGCGAGGTCATCGGCGACAAGCGCAATCACAGCTTCGCCGCGCGGTTCGAACATCAGCCCGGACGAAGGAGCGAGCGGTACGGCGATGCGCCCGATCCTCGCGCGCAGCTTGCCGGTGGTGCCCAGATCGATCAGCGCGCTGCCCTGCACCGCATAAAGTGCCGCCCCCCGCCACGCTCGGTTTGCGGCTGAGGCGGCGGCGAAAATCAGCGGAGTGGCGGGGTTGGCGCTGTCGTCGGATGGCAGCTCGAAGGCGGCAAGCTCGCTTGCAGGAAGGAGCAGATCGGTGGCTGAAAGGCTCTCGCCCGCATCCGCTGTGCGCGCGGGCGCGGCGGTGGGCGCGAGCCGTTCGAGCTCGAGCGCGACACCCCGGTCAAACCACTCCCAGCTCCTGAGCAGCCACTGCCCCGGCATGTCGGGCAGGCGCACAATCATGCCCGGCGTGATGCGCGGGTCGAGCTCGCCGATCCGCCAGATCACGGTCTCGTGCTGCCAGCGCGAGCGGTTGGCGCTGGCGTTGGCGAGCTGGCGCGCGCCGCGCGCCGTTAGCGTTGCTGGCAGGTCGATCATCAGCTCACGGCCCTCCTGCCGCGCGCCGGCCGCGCGCTGCACCCCGGTCTGGTAGTCGCGTTCCTCGTCGTAATAGCGCAGTGCTGAGGGCGTGCGGGCAGGCAGCCCCGCGCGCAGGGTCTGGCGCGCCTCGTCCTGCTTGCGATCATCGGCGGCGAGCTGATCGGGGAGGGTGATGATCTCTGTCTCGCTCGCTTGGCGCGGGGTGATCACCAGGCCCTCGCTACCCGAGGTGCACACCAGCGGGATAACCTCGTCGATCGTCGCCAGTGTCGAGGCGAGCGAGCCGCCCTCGTCGGCAAAGCCGCGGGCATGATTGAGCGGCGCCGGATCAGCGGAGAGGGCGGGCGACGGGATCAACTGGGCGAGCGAGACGCTCTCCTCGCCGCCATCGGCGAAGATTTCGAAGCTGAGCGCGGGGATGCGATTGCCGAAATCGGCCAGCTCGAGATTCTCGAATACGACATAGGCGCAGTGGCGGAAGGCAGGGGCCTGATCGCCCTTGGCCGCAGCAATGAGCGGATCGACCGGATGATCGCCGTGACCGTTGTAGATGCGCAGGGTGCCCCCGACCTTGAGGTCTTCCTGTGCACCGCGCAGCAGATTGCCGTCCGCCCAGATGCGCCCAACCCGGGCAAGTGGTGTGCTCGACAGCGCGACCGCGAAAGAGGCTGCATACGAATAGACCGTAGTTGCCGGCTGGCCCTTGGCGCTCTGCTTGAGCTTGCTCTCGATGAGGTCGGTCGACCAGATCACCGTCCCCGGCACGCGCATGCGCCCGAATTGGCGTGGTATCGCCTGGCCATAGCTTGAAGTGCTGACCGCAAGATCGCGCAGGCGCGGCCCCTCGCGGCCGTTCGGGCCGAAGATGCGGCCATCGATGGAATGCCCGATCATTGAGCCGATCGCGCCGCCGATGGGACCGCCGATCGCATTGCCGAGCGCGGTGAGGAGCAAGGTCGCCATGGCGCTAGCCTTCCTTAAGGGGAGAGAGGTGCCACCGCGCGGCAATCTGCCAGGCAGGGTCGACCGGCTGACGCACGACCCGCCGTAGCCCGGCATGGGCGTGGACGACGCTCTGCGGGCCCAAGGCGATGGCAAGGTGATGCTGGCAGGGCGGCAGCGCGATCAGCATGACGTCGCCTGTGATGACCGGACCGCCGCTCGGCACCAGCCCCGAGCGCTCGGCCATGGGAAGCCATTGCGCGATATCGAGATTGCGCAGAGTGTAGCCGCCGGGTGCGACGGGACGCACGCCGATGGCTGCGAGCGCGGCCGCAACCAGCCCCACGCAGTCAAGCCCGGTCGCCGGTTCGCGGCCATGGAGCCGGAAAGGGCAGCCGACCAGTGCCAGCGCGGCGGCGGCCAGCGTCTCCGGGGAAGCGCTCATGACTGGCCGTAGCGCGCGAGAAGGTCGTTCCCCGGGACGAAAGGCTCGCCCCGGAAATTGGCGGCGTTGCCGAAGCGGCCAGCGCAGGTGGCGATGGTGTGGTCACAGCCCTCAAGCAATTCGGCCAGCGTGCCGATCGGCGTGCCTGCGAGGATCGGGCGGTCGAGCACCAACCAGTCCTCGGCTGCATCGATGATCCCGAATCCAATCCCGGTTTGCGGCCCGCCCATCAGCCGCATCCGGCCATCGAGATAGGCCTCACCATCAATTTCGGCGAACTGCACCGCATTGCGCTCGGCATCGACCGCTTTAAGCGGTGCGAGGTCGGTGTAGCGCAGCGGGTGCAGCCCGCAGCCCGGCCCGCAAAAGCGCGAACGGCAGGTCGGGCTGGTGCGCGGAACAAGATCGCGTTCAAGCAGGCTCTTGGACGAGCGCAATTCGGCGGTGAACTGCGATTGGTTGTCCTCGATCCGTCCCATTTGTCCGGTGTAGAGCGTGTGGTGATCGCCATTGGTCCAGTCGACCGCACCAATCTCGATTGACGCCTCGTCGAACAGGCCTGCCGACAGCTCAGCCTCGCGGATCGAATCATGGTTGAGCGCGCCCTGCACCTCGGCATTGTCGTCTGAAAGCTCCGAGGTCAGCCGGATTGCCGCAGGGATCATTCCCGGCGCGGCGAGGTGGCGGATGCCGCCAAAGGTCAGGTCGCGGTCATGGCTGGTGAAGGCGAGCGCGGTGCCGTCGCGGCGATAGATTCGCCAGAAGGTCGCGACGGTGTCCAGCTCGCGGTCGAAGAACACGCGCATCAGGCGCTCTCCCGGATCTCGATCAGCGGCACCGAGGGCGCTTCGCCCGCCGCGAAGTTGACCGCCGAGACATCGAGCCGGTCCTCGGCAAAGCGCACCGGAACGTCGAAGCGGAAGCCCGCGCGCACCTCGGCCCCGGCAGGCGGGGCGAGCGTGAAGCGCAGCACGCCCTTCTCTCCCAGCGTGAAAGTGGTGCTCGCTACCCCGCCGACGCTGACCAGCAGGCCGTCGCTACGCGGGCGGGTAATCGGGCGCACCTGTGGCTCGTCATCGCCATAGGTCTTGATCAGCTGGAACTCTGCCCTCAACCCGTCGCCGATGCCGAGCAGTTGGTCGAGCATGCCCGGCGTGCCCGTCATCCCGTTCGAGCTGTTGTCGAAGGGATCGGCGAGCCTGAACCCCCGACCGGGACCCCGCCTGGCGCGGAAGAAGGCGATGAGCTGCGACAACTCGGTCTCCGAGCGGATACCCGGCCCAACATCGAAATGCAGCCGCGCGTCTGACCACAGCGAATTGCGCCGCTCGTGTCCCGAGGCCGTGACAGCGATCGAGGTCGAGAACTCGGGCGCGACCGAGGCGCTCTTGCCCAGCGCGAAGGGGTAGGGGACGTCGTCGAACGGATCCATGGCTTGCTCCGGGGGAGGGGCGAGGCGGGTGTAGCCGTCGCGGTTGACCTGCGGCAGCGCCCATACGTAGCGTCGCGGGATGCCGCGCGCGGCTGCCTCGTCGAGCCCGCGGTCGATGCGCTCCCAGAAAGTCTGCGCGTTGGCGGGGTCGAGCACGAAGCCTGCGAGATAGTCTTGCTCGGCCTGCGGGTAGCCGAGCCGCGTGTCGACGAAGGCATAGGCGGCGCGCCGCAGTGCATCTGCGCCGGAGGTGAGCCAGTCGTAATCCTCGATCTGGAGCCGGTCGAAGGCAGGCGCAGCCCAGGCGGCGGGGAGGTTTGCGCGGTAGAGCTCGGGCATCGCTGGGGCGAGGATGCTAGGCGTGAAGGCGAGCAGCAGCACCTCGGCCCCCTCGGGCGCGGCAGCGCGCACCGCCGCGGTCAGCGCGGCGGTCGACTGCGCGAGCAGCGCACCTGCGGCCTCGAGCAGCGCTATCGCGGCGGCGTTGAGGGGCGCGGCAAGATCGGCGATCACCGGCGGATTACCGCCGAGCGCAGCCCTTGCAGCGTCATCATAAAGGCAGATTGTCCGTTCAGGCGTGACCCACCACCACGCCTCGCCGATCTGGAAGCGCACCGGTTGGCCTGCCTCGTGCATCAGCCCAACCAGTGCGGTAGCCGCCCCTGCAAGCCAACCCATCGCCTGCGGCTGGGCGGGAGAGAGCAGGGTCGAGGGCGGAACCCAGCCCGTCAGCGCCGGTGCTCCTGAGGCGCTGCGCTGCTTCCAGCTTTCGGGGCAATAGGTGTCGAACAGCTCATAAGAGAGCGAGGCGATGACTTCGATACCCACCGCCTTCGCACCTGCGAGAAAGCTGCGGTGCCAGGCCGCAGCGGGGCCGCACAGCGCGCCATCCACCGCCGCCTTCAGCGCACCATCGCCCTGCCGGACAAGCCGCATGAAGTGGCTCATCCCGACATAGTGGATGAGATCCTCGCGATAGCCGAGCCCGGTCACTGCCCGCAGCAGCCGCGCGGGTGTCTGGTTGTAGGCATCGTCATAGGCGGTCGCCATGCGCTCGCCGTGCGGCGGCACGAACACGTCGCCGAGCGCGATCATCGCCCGCGCGCCATCGGTGTGCATGGCGCTCAGCGTCACCGATCCGTTGAAGCGCGCAGCCAGTGGCGCAGTGCTCCCGCCGACGAAGCCGGGGGCGACCAGCGAGATGAACATGCGATCGATGTCGGAGGGGTGGATCGGCTCGCCCGGCAGGCCGTAGCCGCTCTGAAGCTCAGAAAAGGGCAGGGTGATCTGGGCATCGATCGGCGTGCCCACAGCATAGTTCCACAGCCGCACATACCAGGTCCGGGGCGCGCCCGCAGCGTCGCGGCCCTCGATCGTCAGCGTCGGTCCGTTGGGCTGATCGAGCGCGATCACGCCCTCCGATTGCCAGCGGAAGCGCAGGACCGTATGCTCGTAATTGCGGTCGGTGGTGTAGGCGAGCAGCGGGTGATCGAGCGTGTCGGCGCTCTCCCAAATCAGCCCGACCAGCTCGCCCTTGTTGTGCAGCTCGACCTCGACCCTGAGACTGTCGGGCCCGGTCGTCAAAACACAGGCCATCGCGGGGCGCGGGAAGTTGACTGTCCAGAAGCGCGGATCGAAGCGCTGGATAAAGGTGCTCTCCTGCGCCTGGGCGGAGCGTGTGAGCCAGAATGACATGGGGCGTGTCCTCGTTCAGGACTTTTGCAGGGCGCGGCGCACCGCGCTCGCGATCTGGCGCGAGGAGCGCTGCATCGCTGTGGGCGCCGCCTGCCCGCGCGGAACCGCGAGCTGGATCGCGACCCGCACGTCGCGAGATACGCCGCCTTGGCCGGCCTCGACCTTTCCGGCGGCGGTCGGCACAAACACCTCGGGCCCGTGCTCGCCCACCAGATAGGCCTGCCCCGGCGCGACCGGACCACCGGTGGCGCGCCCGGGCAGGCCAAGCAGCGCGCCGATCGAATGGCCGATGATGTTGCCGAGGCCGCCGATCCCTCCGCCCCCGCCCGATCCGCCGAACAGCGCGGAAATGCCCGATCGCAGCGAATAGCTCGCGATCTCTGAGAGAGCGTTGAAGGCGACCCGCTTCAAATCGTCGAAGCCAAGGCTTCCGCGCCGCAATGCACCCAGCAGTCCGGTCTCGAGCACATTGCCTGCGCGGCCGAAGCCGTCGACCAGCGAGGTGTCGAGCGAGCGGCGCATCTTTTCGACGTCGCTGGAAAAGCCGTCGGTACGGGCGCGCACGTCGATCACCAGTTCTTCGAATTTGTCAGTCATCGGCGTCACGCTCCATCATGCGGGTGATCGTCTCACGGGATGGCGGGAGAGGGGTGGCGGCCCCGTCCGGGGCGACGAGCGCCATCGCAAGTTCGGCTGGGGTCGCGGTCCAGAATTCTTGCGGACGCCAACCGAGAAAACGCGCCGCGAGCGCGCCGCAGCGCGCTGCGCTCTCGCCGAAGGTGGCGCTCACGCCTCGCCCTGCAACACCTGCGCGAGCACCGCGCGCACCGGCCCGGTTGCCTCGACCAGGCCCATCGCCAGCACTGCCTGACCCACCGCGATCCGATCGGGGCGACCCTCACCTGGCAGGCAGTGCCACAGCAGCGCCGTCATCTCTGTCAGGGTCAGCGCGCCCGCAGCCGCGCGTTCAACCAGCGCGAACAGCGAGCCCAGTTCGGCCTCGGCCAGCACCAGGTTCTCGAAGCTGGGGCGCAGCACGTGACTGACGCCGGCGATCACCAGGGCTGCCTCGCCGCGCAAAGGGTTGGGGGCGGGCATCAGGCCGCCACCACCGGCCCCGAGCTTTCAAGCTGGAGCGTGTAGCTGCGCTCGCCGTTGAAATCCCCGGCATAGTCAAGGCGCTGGACCAGGAACTTGCCCCGCAGCCTGGCACCGTCCTCGAACGAGAGCTCATAGTCGTCGAGCGTCCCGTCGAGCGCGCGGGTGCGGACGGTGTTCTCGGCGACACTGCCGAGGAATATCCCCGCCGCGCTCACCGACACCGAGCGGGTACCCGCGCCCGACAACAGATCGCGCCAGCCGCCTGACTGCTTGTGGGTGACCACGACCGTGTCGCCATTGATCGACATCTGCGTGGTCCTGAGCCCCGCGATGGTTTGGTAGACTGCGGGCGTGGCGCCGTTGGTGATCTTCAGCAGAAAGGCGGCGCCGGATTGTGCGGGCATGGTGGGTCTCCGTCAAAGGGGGACAAAAAGGCGGAAGCGGTATTCGAGCAGCGCGCCGCGCAGATTGCCCGCGCGTGCCTGGCTGCGCGAGCGCAGGAAGCGGATCGAGGCGAGCTCGAAGCCCGCTTGGACCGGCGGCAGGGCCAGCACGCGGGCCTCGATCGCGGCAAGCAGCGCGGCATCGCCGCCGGTCGCGTCGGTGTGGCTTTCGAGCTCGAGCGCGATGCGGACCTCGCGGCCGATGCGGTCCTTGGTGCCCCAATCGATCCCCGCGCTGGCAGCGATGCCGAGCCAGGGAGGGGTGGCGGTGAGCGGGGCCTCTTCCTCGATCGCATTGATCGCCGCGAGCGCCGGGTCGGCGCGCAGCCAGGCGATGAGCGCGGCCCGCAAGTCATTTTCCATCGCCGGCTCCTGCAAACATGTCGGGCCACAGCGTGCTGGCCGAATACCACTCGCCGCGACGGGTGGACGCGGATGTGCGGGCGGCGATCCGGCCGGCAATGATCTGCGCGACCCGGGCGCGCAGCCGCTGCACGAGTTGTTCGGTGCTGGCTGAAGCGCCGAGCATCACAGCCTCATCTCGCGCCACGGCCGCCACAGCGCGGTGACGCTGGCGGGGGGAACGGCGCTCGCCTTCCCCTCGCGGTCGCGATAATGATAGGCCGCCAGGCGAATGACCCCATGGCGCAGCGGCGGCGGAAGGCTCGCCCAGTTGGCGGCGATGCCGACCACCAGGCGCAGCGCCATCCCGCAGCCTTCGTAAGGGCGCAGCAGCTTCACACAAGCGCTCCCTGGCGAAATCCGGTATTCGAGTGCATCGGCAAGGGTCGTGACAGCCTGTCGGCTGCCATCCGCCGCGATCAGTGCCGCCGCGGGCAGCTCGACCACCGGCCGCGATACCAATTCCTGCCATCCGCCGTCGAACGCGACGATCTCCTCGACCGTCTGACGCAGCGGGGTCTTGCCGGTAAACGCCTCGCAGATGGTAAGACTGGTCTGAAGCAGTCCGCTCAGCATCTCGTCGTCGTTCGGGCGGGTGATCCCCAGCCACTGCTTGAGCTCCGCCAGCGCAGCATCGCCGGGCACCGGGGGCTGCAAGATTGTCCGCTGCATCGCGGTATCTCCCAGTATGTGATCCATGACAAAAGGCGCCCGCATCGCTCGGGTCAGGCGGGAGGGATGGCCTGAGGCGATGCGGGCGCGAGAACCCGGCGGCTCCGCGAAGGGGGGAGCGGAGCCGCCGGGCAAGGCCGGGGCGAAAGCCTCAGGCCTCGATCTTGAGCAGCTTGATCGCGTTCGAATCCAGCACCTTCCCCCCGATCCGCTTGGTCGCATAGAAGTGGACGAAGGGCTTGTTGGTGAAGGGATCGCGGAGGATGCGCGTGGCCCCATGCTCGGCGATCAGATAGCCGTTCATGAAGTTTCCGAAAGCGATCGGGAAAGCGCCGCCTGCGACATCGGGCATGTCCTCGGCCTCGATCACCGGATAGCCGAGCAGGCGGTTGGGCTGCCCCTCGGTGAGGCCCGGCTGCCACAGGAACGCGCCGTCGCTAGTTTTGAGCTTGCGCACGCTTGCGAGCGTCGATGCGTTCATCACAAAGGACGCGCCCTGACGGTGGCCTGCCTTCAGCGAATGGACGAGGTCGATCAGCTTAATCTCGAGCGCGGTGCCAAGACCCGTGGCGCTGCCGGTGCCGATATATTGCACCACGCCGAAGGCCCGGGAGCTGTCATCGGCGGTTGCCTTGGTCGTGTTGAGGAAGCCTTCGGGCTGGTTGGTCCCGGTGCCATTGACGAAGGCGGCCCCTTCGGCGCGGGCGAATTCGGTCGCGATCTCGTTCGCCAGCCATGCTTCCAGATCGAAGGCAACATCGTCGAGCATCGCCTGGCTCGCCGCCGGATTGGCGTAGAGATCGCCGGTCGGCGGGGCGATTTCGGCGAACTGCGGCGTGCCGCTTTCGGGTCGCGGCGCGGTCTCGCTCACCCAGCCGGAGGCGACACCGGAGGTGGCGACGAGCTTGCGGTAGCCCGCGGTGCCGGTCTGCACCACCTGCGCGATCGAGCGGATCGGGTTGATCTTCGTGACGCGCGAGGCGATCGCGGCGTCAATCTGGCGCGGCACGGCATAGCCGCCATCGGCCGGATTGACGGCGTTCAACGACTTAACTTCGGTCTCGCGGCCGAGCCGCAGGTAGCTGTCGATGAAGCTTTTGACCTCAGGGACGTTGGCCGCCGCCGCGCTCGCGCCTGCCATTGCCGGGCGGGCAGCGGCGCGGGCGACCTTATCAAGGCGGGACTTAACCTCATCGACGTCGCTGCGCAGCGAGACGATGTCGGCTTCGGCCTGATCCTGCCGCGCGAGGATGTCGAAGCTTGCATCCATTGCGTCGGTCGCGGAAGTGGCCGGGTTGGGGGCAGGGGGCGTGTCCATGGGCATCGGGCCTTTCGGTTGGGAGGGGGGTAGGCAAGGGAGAGGGATTGTGGACTAGGCAACGAAGTGCACCCGCGCGCCGTATTGGAGCGGGTGGGTGACAAGGCTGACCTCGAAGAGATCGACCTCGATCAGCTCGCGGCCCGTCGCCGTCTGGCGCGCCGTCCGGGTGCGAAAGCCGAAGCTGAGGCCGTTGACCTTGCCATCAGCGAGCAGGTGAGCGGCGCGGCTCTTCGGCCGATCGATTCGAGCGATCACCCTGAGACCGCGCGCATCCTCGCGCGCATCGATGATCTCGCCGATTGGCTGGTCGGGGCGGTGCTGCCAGTAGAGCGGCACCGGCATGGTGCGCGCGGCCAGCGTGCGAAGAAAAGCACCGCGGCGGATCGTGTCGTGTCCGGCGTCGGGAATGTCGAACAGCGCAGCATAACCCGCAAAGCGGGTGGGTTCGGCTGAGGAGGCCTTCACCACAGCTTCCAGACCCCGAGCCGCACCGCGAGCCCGACCAGCAGCATTGCCAACACGCCGCGGATCGCCCAGTCGACAAAGGCCTTCCATGCGCTGGTCTTGGCGTCGCGCCAGGCTTGGAGCAGTTCGCGCAGTTCGCCCAGATCGCCCTGCGCGCTGGCATCGCCCAATCCGAGCCGTTCAAGTGCGCGGTCGGTGGCAAGCGCGCTCGCCTCCTCGACGATTGCGCGCAAGGTGACAAGTTCGGCGCCTTCGTCGCGCGCCTGGGCCATCAGGCTGGCCAATATCTCTTCGCGGCTCATTAGGCATCCTCCTCGGGGGGAAGGCCGAGCATCTGGCGCTTCTCGGCATTGCTCAGGAAATCGGCGCCCGCGACCTGCGTCCACAATCGCTCGCGGTCCTCCGACAGCGCGGGCACGCGATCGAGATCGATGCCGAGCCGGGCTTCGGGGAACCACGGGGCAAGGCCTTCACGCAGCGCCGCGAACAGCTTCTCGGCAAGCGGCAGCAGCGTCAGCCGCCACAGCGCGCGGTTGGCCTCACGGTAATTGGCGTAGGTATTGTCGCCCGGGATCCCGAGCAGCATCGGTGGCACCCCGAAAGCGAGCGCGATATCGCGCGCCGCCGCGCTCTTGAGTGTCGCGAAGTCCATGTCGGCCGGGGTCAGCGCCATGCTCTGCCACCTCAATCCGCCATCGAGCAGCATTGGCCGCCCGGCATTCGCCGCGCCCGAAAAGGCAAGGTCGAGCTCGCGCTTCAGGCGTTCGAACTGTTCATGCGCGAGCGTTGCTCCGTCGCCGGTCTCGTAGACCAGCGCGCCCGAGGGCCGCGCCGCGTTCTCGAGCAGTGCGCGGTTCCAGGCGGTCGCGGCATTGTGGATCAGCACCGCCTGCCACGCCGCCTCGAGCGCGCCCGCGCCGGCATGGTCGTCAAGCGGGTGCATCGTGCGGATCGCTATGACACCCGGCCAGCCGTTCTCGTCTTCGACCGGCAGCCGGGTGGAGTCGCCCGCGACTGTGTAGTCATAGGCGCAGGGCCAGCCCTTGCCATCGAGCACCACCCGCACCCGGTCGGGCCGCAGTGCGAAAAGTTCCAGCGGGCTGCCCTGCGCGTCCTTGAGGATCTGGACATAGCCATTGCCGTGAAGCAGCAGGTTGGCCGCGAGCGTCTCGACCAGCGACTGCCCGGCGCTGGTCGCTGTCACCAGCGCGGCAAGATCATCGTCGGAGCATGAGAGCGGCGCTTGCCCGATCCCTTCCGCGATCACCCGCACCGAGCGCTGGGCGATCGGATTGGCAAGAAAGCCCTCGCCAATCGCGCGCGGATAGTCGTAGCCGCGCATCGCGACTCCCGCCTCGAACGCCGGGGGCCATCCCTGCATGAGGCAAGGGGCGAGCGGCACGCGAGGTTGTTCCCCGCTTTTGAAGGCAGAGCGGAAAAGGTCAAGCAAGGCCATGGGATTTCCTTTGGTTTGCCGAAGGTTTGCGGCTAATCCAGCGGAGGTGAGGTCAGCTGCGGGGGCCGAAGATAGTGACGCTCAGCGAGTATCTTACCGGTCGCAGGATCCTGCTGCGCTCCCCGCGCCCAAGCGGCTGGGTGATCGCACAGATAAAGCGCGCGGTGCCTTCGCCCTTCGACCTAATGAACCACGGTGTTTCAGCCGGCGTGTTCTTTGGTCGGCTACGCCTTGCCTGGGATGTTCCGTTTTTCAGCAATGGGTTCCGGCCGATCTTCCGAGGCCGGATCGTCGAAAGCGCAGGCCGCACCGAAGTCGCCATCGTGTTTGGCGCGCCCTTTTTCGTGCGGATATTCTTCGTGGTCTGGTATTTCCTGCTGGCGGTTACCTCGGCCGTTGCAGTGTCCAGCCGTCTAGAGGGAAACGCGGCGGGTGCGGGCTATTTAATTTTTGTGCTTGCCTTCTTCTGGGCAGCGCCGCCTGTTTTCCATTACCTGTTTAACCGCAAGGCCGACGCGCATTTTGATGCCATGCTCGACCTTCTGGCACGCGAGGCTGAACTGTGTCCTGTTACAGCGCGGTGACGCTCGGCCTCAAGCTTTTGCCCAGCATTAGTTCGCTCATTGCCCACACCAGCGCGTCGGCGCGGTCGGGGCTGCGGCCGGGGCCGGCATAGGTACCGCCGACCAGTAGCCCGCACAGCTGGTCTTCCAGCCGTGCGAACACCCCGACGTGGCGCACCCGTCCCGCAGCATAGAGCGCCGCCACGGGTTCGGCGCGGGCGACCTTGCCGCGCGAAGCGTGCACCAGCTTGACCGGCAGCGATTGCTCGGCCGCACGCAGCACGCTTTCGACCATAGCGCCGCCCTGGTTGGCTTCGGCGACCACCCGGTCTGCGACCCACTCGCGTGCCGCATCCGCGACGCGCTGGGCCCAATCGGTGGGCGGTCCGCCGAGCGAGCGGTCGGCCAGCACCCGGGCGATGCCATCGGTCCCGAGCGCGGCGACGATGATGCCGCATTCGTCACCCCCAGCGCTGGCGGGCGGATCGACCGCGACCACCACCCGGGCGTGCTCGGGTACGGCGCCAGTCTCGCGCGCCTCCTCGAGCAGCGAGCGGGTCCACAGCGCGCCCTCGAGATCCTCGAGCAGCTCGCCCTCGATTTCTTGCCGCGCGAGTTGGGTGCCTGCGAACTCACTGGCGATCGCGGTGATGAAGCCCTTAGCGAGATTGTGTTCGTTGTCTCCGGTCGCGCCGCGGGTGATGATTACCTCGCTCCCGGCTGCGGCCTGAGCCACCAGACGCTTGACCAGCGGTACCGCGCGCGGCGTGGTGGTGACAGCGATGCGCGGGTCCTTGCCCAGCCTCAGGCCGAGCAGCAGGTTGTCCCAGCAGCGCGTCGCCCGCTCGTGCGTCAGCGACCACTTGCCGATCTCGTCGCACCAGGCGTGGCTATGCTGCGGGCCGCGCAAGGCTTCTGGTTCGGCCGCTGAGAACAGCTGCGCCTGTGCCCCGCTCTCGAAGCGGATGCGGTGGAGCGAGGGTTCGAAATGCGGTTTGTGTCCGGGGCGGAAGATCGCGAGCAGACCGCTCTCGCCCTCGACCATCACCGCGCGCGCCTCGGCCAGCGAGGCTGAGACCAGCGCGATGCGGGCATCCGGGTTCTCTTCGGCAATCATCCGCACCCATTCGGCGCCCGAGCGGGTTTTGCCGAATCCGCGCCCGGCCATGATCATCCAGATGCGCCAGTCGCCATCTGGGGGCAGTTGCAGCGGGCGGGCGTTGAAGAACCAGACATAATCGTGCCCGTTCCGCTCGCGCTGGTCCATCTCGGAGCTGAGCAGTTCGCGCGCTTTCTCGCCCTCCGGAGTTTGATCGTTCATCAGGTCGCGGTAGGGATTGCTCATGCAGCTTTCCCTTCGGCCGCAGCCTTCTCGCGCGCGACCCGCTGGCGAATGTCCTCGACCTTGCGTTCGATCGAGGCCCGCACCTCGGCGATGGTGACGTCGCGGACCTGGTTCTGGCCGCTGCGCAGCATGCAGTCGCGGTGGGCAGCGATCAGGCGGATGGCGTTGGCGAAATCGAACTTGCCGCCCTCGCCGACTGTGACGTCGCCGTCGCGCAGCCGCCGGACCACCTCCATCTCGAGGTGCAAATAACCTTCGGCGAGCGCCGCGAGCCACTGGCGGGCGAATTCCGTCTCCTCGCGCCGCACCTTGTAAGCCCGGCTGATGCTGATCCCGGCCTTTTCGGCGGACCGGGCGACGTTTGAACTTTCAGCAAGTTCATCGAGAAACAGCCGCCGCCAGTTGTTGTTGATGCGCTCGCCCTCGCCGTGCTTGAGGCTGGCGCGGACGACGATACGTTTGCCGGGATTTCGGGCCAT